TAGGTACAAATCTTATAGCCGCTTTTTCGTGATCTTCTCCAGCGGCCAAATTAAATTGTTCATCATATGCGGCTTTAAGCATATCTAATCGGGGCATTAGCTCAGGTACTTTCATGGCGATGTGATACGCCAGCCCTGCTACCAAGCAGGGTAGAAAGCGGAAGTTCATGTCTGCCGTTTGGATACCGTTGCCAGCATCTTGAATTCTGCGCATGCGCCAGTATACGAACTGATAAGGCGTAGACCCATCAGGTGTGGGCCATACCGTCACGGCTGGTAGCTGCTGAACATAAACTGTAACGCCGGTCGTATGTGAAGCCGCAGTGGTGCCATTTTGCCCCCGGAAACAGTTATTCAGCGTATTACCATCAATGTAGCTGTAATAAATTGTCTCATTGTCTAACTTGATAAAGCCCGTAGAAGCCAATCCAGAAGTTGAGCTAAGCGTGATGGTTGTATCAGATGCAGTAATAGTTCCATTTAATGTAGATCCTGCGGGGTTGGTTTCGCCCGACATACGTTGCACCCAAACCTGAATAGGTCTTGCTTGTGTAATTTTATTTGGGATGGTGGCGTAAGTAGAAACACTGATACGTGTAATAGTTAAGTCGGCTTGAGTGGACGCGCTGTTTGCGCCCGTCCTGATGACGTGATCCAACAGATCAATAGTGTCTAGGGGCATCGCGTATGTATTTAAGCCCTGCGTCAAGTTTATGGTGCCTTCGTCTATGGTCCACATGTTTAGACCGCGATTGCTCCATTCAATTGTCATCAAGTTCATTGACCTTCGTGCAGTGCGAAGATCGTAGCCAGACCGCATCTCCCGACCAGCCCGCTCCCATGCCTCCTCAGCAATCTCTGAGAATTCCATGTTGAAAATGGAGGAGCCGGTAGTAGTCATTTTTTAGCAGTCTTAGCTGATTGCGTAAACGCCTCTTCAGTTGGGGCACCTATAGACCCCGGGCGTCTCATCCGTTCTTTAGAGCCGTGCTTAATTCTCTCTCGCTTTTTGTGGATGTTTTCGTACAATCCACCTTTAGAGTATTGCTCAAAGTCCGTGTCATCACGGCGCTTCATTTTTTTAACTTTTGGCATTTTTGAGGGACTAATATCCCCCATGCCCCGAGATGCCATCATAAAAAGCTCCTTTCAAGAGCTTAGCACTTGCCGCCCATGTTCAGCATTTTGCCTTTGGTTTTACCTTTTTGCGCAATGCCGTCAGCGCGTGACGAAGCAGAGCCCATAGAAGGCTTAGCGGTTTTAACAGCGCCCATTTTGCTGGGAACTGCGCCACCTTTTTTCATACCCAAGAAGCCCATATCTTTAGCTGCGGGCATAGGTTTTTTGCTGGATTTCATACCATACTCCTTTTCTTCATGTTTAATCATTGATTTAGGAGCGCCCTTTTCTTTCATAAAAGACACTTCCTTTTTTGCCATTTCCTTAGATTCTTTCACTTCACCACCCCTTGCAAAAGTTTTGCCTTTATCGGCTTTACTAAAATCTTTGCCCACTGATTGAGGAACGCCAACTTTTTTGGCGAACGAAGGCGAGTGAGCGATCGCCTCCATAAAATTATGTTGCTTTTTAGAGGTGCTAGGCATTACTTACCCCAATATCCCTGAAACAATTGTGTAAGCATAACACCTAATGCGCCACCTGCTCCACCAATCATCATTAAAGTTTTCCAACCGCCTTTGGCTTCGGACAACGTGTTCTGGATTTTACCAAGACACTTCTTTATTTCTTCCATATCTTTCACCAAACGGTCCATGTCTTCTTGGAGGTGTTTGATGTCAGCCGCGTGCGTGGCTAGTTCCCTAACCGTGCTCAATTCGTTCGTTTCCATGTTAACAATTCCACGCCCTCAGGCTTTTGTTGATTCTGCTATTCGGATCTTTCTTGGTCTTTTCACTCGTCAACTTCTCTTTCATACCTGACATTCGGGAGCAGAAGGAGCTTCGCCGTTTGGCGTCTTTCTCCGTCTTTGGCTTCGGGGCTGGGGGCTTTAACCCCGGCTTTCCCGGATTGGCTTTGTTGTAGGAGGCGCGGCCTTTGGCGTTCAATCCGCCTTTGGGGTCTTTGCCTTCTTTCCTCTGCCATGCTTCTGACTTAGCCATTTTAACCCTGCATGTAGTTTTCAATAAGAACTATCTCAAAAAAACCAGCCGCCTCATTATTTGCTGCACCACCAATTGCTTCGCCTTGAATGCGAGTCTTTTCAGCAATTGAGAGAGGGTAGGGAAATGGTTGGGTTGAAATATTGTTATTGGCAACAACCAGTGGTCCAGTAATGGGAATTCCGTTTGTTCCAACAAAACGAGTTCTTGCAGTAATCAAACTGGTTCCCGTGTCCTGCGCTAAACTAATTCGTGCAATTACCAAATATCCAGTATAGCCAGCAGGTATTGTGTATTGGCTTGATGTTGCATTGTTATAACCTACGGCAATTACGTTATAGATCGTTGCTGGTACGCCAGAAGTTACAACTCCCGAACCAATGTAGATAGTTCCTGCATTTGCAAGTCCCGTGCCCGCCGTTGTAACCAACATGTTGTTGATACGCAAGAATGATTTGGTAGTCGTTACGGCGGTCTGACCATTCATGGTGACCGTATCAGTAATAACATCGTAATTGGCGTCTAAGCCCGAAATCAGTACAGTTCTTGCACCAGTTCCCGCCGCTGTATCGCTGGCGCTAGATGAGCTTACAGTCATCTGTAAGGCGGTAGCAGGAAATGATAAGTCACCAACAGGAGTAATCATCTCCCATGCCGTGTCAACATCGGAGTTATAACCAGATACTGTAACCACAGAATGACCTCCAACCTGCCCGCGAGCAAGCTGGAGTTCAAACGGCTCGGTAGTCCCTACGCGAGTAACTGACGACCAAAGGCCAATGTTAGACATGATTAGGCGCTCTGCTCGCCCAACAGGGGATCAGCAACAAAATAGAGGATGGTGCCAACAACAGTACCGCCTGTAGGAGCGTCACCTGTGTTAGCGCCGCCAGTGATATACACCAAGTCGGTAGCAGACATAACAGCGCCCAAAGAAGCGCCCGTGCCGCTATCGCCCCAGACGATTTGTTTTTTGCCAGCATCAGCGGCGTAGTTATCTACCAGAGCAGTAGGACTAGCAGTGCCCGCGCCATACAGTGTAAAGCCCATATCCATAGTAGGAGTAGAGCCGCCTGTACCGGTAGCGTTAACTTGAATAGCCGTAATGATTGCGCCAGCGGGCAAGATCACAGGGGTAGTGTCAGTTGAAGAAACCTGAACGCGAGTAGTGTTTACGGAAACGGGGTTAAAGTAAAACTGAGCAGCCATAACCATAGAACCGCAATAAGCAGTACGTGTTTGATCGCCGCCACCAGAACGCCAAATTGATTGGGTGGTTGAGAGTGCCATTTAAATTGTCCTTCGTACAAAGATTAGCTAGTCAGTTGTGTACGCATCTGCCGGATCAGTCTGACTAACCGGAAATCCCGGATACCTCGTTTATACCATAGAAAGATGCTAGGGGCAAGGATTGTTTTTTAAATGTAGTTCCAAATATTTTGCCGCCTCAATCAAAAGCTCTGGGTTATCCTTAAAAAAACCAAGCCCCCTGTTGCACGATGTACATAGTAAAGCCCTAACTTTGCCCGTTATATGAGAGTGATCGACGGGCATGCTTCTGGGAGCTCCATCTTTATCAACCGTCATTTCTGGTTGTTTGCAAATAGCGCAAAGCCCACCTTGGTCTGCCGCCATTTTTTCATAATCCTCAAGACCAATACCATATTGTTTTTTTAAATTGTGATGTTTGGACTTTTCTGGGTTTCGTTTTCGCCACTGTTGTTGGTATTTTTTTGTGTCAGAATTATCTATTGGGTCTTTCCAAAACCAATTGTTGGGGCCAAGTGGTTTTTTGGGGTCCAATTTACGGAGGGTGTAATTACCCGGCCTTTCCCCAACCGCAGAAACAAAAGCCCAAAAGTCATTGAACCATTCTGGATCTAATCCATTTTTTAATCTTTTGTGATAGCTCCAAGATGCGTACAGTGGATGATTATCTCTAGACCCCCAATCATCCGGCCTTGTTTGTTCTATGCTTCCGTGTCGCTTCGCTCTAAATTCATGCTTAGCACAAAACCCTGAAGTTAAGTTTTTTTGATGCCCTCCGCAGCCGGGAACAATACATATTGGTCTTTGCTCAAGTATGGAGGCTCTGTAGTGTTTTTCACATAAGACCCCCCTAAACGATTTATCTAAACAGCCCAAAAAAGAACAGGGAGCAGCCTTTTCAAGCCGCTCCCGTTCATAGTGCTTTCGACATAACGCTGCGGCAAAAACTTTGTTGCCGCAGTTGGAAAGTTTGCATTCTACATA